AGGTGTAAAGTTCTGGAGGTTTAACCACAACTACAAGAAGGATGGAGTATTAGATAAAATTATGGGCGCTATAAAAGCTGCACAACATGATATTACACACCCAGAAAGTGGTAGAGATATTACCTTAGATATACAGAGAGACCCAACAAATGATATTCCAGGTGTTAAGTCTGCTAATAATGTTATGCAACAAACACCATTATCTGAAGATAAGGATGAAATGGATGCTTGGGTTAATGACCCTAGAACATGGAGAGATGTTTATAGTACTAGACCTTACGACTACTTAGCAATTGTAGTTGGTGGTGAAACACCAATGTGGGATAAAGAAAAAGAAAAATATGTTTCTAAGGAAGCTAAAGAAAAAGCTAAAGAAAGCGGTCAACATGTAACTGAAGAATTTGATAGCGAAATATCTATGGGCGGTAACAGCGAACCTACTCCAGTAGCGACACCTACTCCAGTAGCAGCTCCTACTCCAGTAGCAGCACCTACTCCAGTAGCAACACCTAGCAATAGTGTTGATGAGGATGAGGATGATGACTTACCTTTTTAATTAAAAAAAATAATAATGGGGATATACCAAAATTTATCCCCATTTTTATCTAAAAAAATAAATAACAAGAAATAATATATATTATGAGTAAAAAAGCACCAAAGAAACCACTTGGAAAGAAAAATTTTGATTTAGGAAATTTCAAGAAAAATAACGGTATGGATATTACCGTAAAAGAAAAGGAATTAACATGGATTCCATTATCCGATTCATTTCATGAAGCATTAAAGATACCAGGCCTAGCTAGAGGTTACTTCACAAGCTTCAGAGGTTATTCTAATACAGGTAAATCAACTGCAATTTACGAAGCTGTTGCTGGTGCGCAAAAGATTGGTGATTTACCAGTTATAATTGAAACTGAAGGTAACTGGTCATGGGAACATGCTAGAAACATCGGAGTACAGTTTGATGAAGTTGTTGATGAGTCCACAGGAGAAGTTATTGATTACGAAGGTGATTTCATTTTCTTAAATGGTGACGACTTATTAAAGAGGTATCAATGTGTAGATTATTCTAACGGTAAAGAAGGTACAAAAGCACTTAGACATGAACCAATCATTGAGGATGTTGCTAGACTTATGACTGAATTACTTGACGCACAAGCGGAAGGTGATTTAGATAGAGACTTATGTTTCCTTTGGGATTCTGTAGGTTCACTTAACGGTTTCCAGTCAGTTATGTCTAAATCAAGTAATAATCAATGGAATGCTGGGTCTATGGAGACTGCGTTTAAATCGTTAGTTAACCATAGATTACCATCATCTAGAAGAATGGGTAAAGAATATACAAATACTTTTGCTGTTGTTCAAAAGATATGGTTAGATAATATGAATACAGTTATTAAACATAAGGGTGGTGAAGCTTTCTTCTACTCACCAAGAGTTATTGTTCACTTCGGTGGTATATTAACGCACTCAACTGTTAAATTGAAAGCTACATCTGGTGGAGAAACATATCAATTCGGTATTGAAACTAAAGTTAGATGTGAAAAGAATCAAGTTAACGGTATTGAAGAACATGGTAAATTAGCTTCTACACCACATGGATATTGGAATCCAAAAAAGATAGAAGAGTACAAAAAGGAGCATAAAGATTATATCTTAGCTCGACTAAACTCTAGTGTTGATGACTTTGTTATTGAAAGAGAGTTAGTTGAAGAGAAGGTAGATACAAGTGCTTAAAGTAAATTTATTGTTTAACCCTTTAAATGGGAAAAAATGAGAAGAAGACCTCCAAAAAATGGTAAGGTTGTAGACATTCAAAACACACTATTGGTTGACGGGAATGCCCTCTATAAGAGAGGCTTTCTCGGAGCCAGAAGTGAATACAACAGAAATGGCCAACACATAGGTGGCATTTATCAATTCATAACAGTCCTAAGAAAAATACTAAATGACAACTTATTTCATAAGTGTTTTACTTTTTGGGATGGTGAATTTTCTGGTAAATTAAGATGGGAGATTTATAAAGACTACAAAAGTGGTAGGGGAAAGGACTATATAAATGGTACTAAACCAGAAGATTTAGAAGAAGTTGCACAACGTGGTGTTGTGTTTAATTATCTAGAAGAATTATATATTAGACAATTAGTTCATGAAATAGTTGAAGCTGATGATTTTATTGCGTATATTTGTAATAATAAAAAAGAAAACGAAAAAATTACTATAATTACAAGTGATAGGGATTTATGTCAATTAATTAATGATGATGTTAGAATTTATTTATTGGATAAAAGGACTTACGTAAATCCTAAAAACTTCCAAGAACATTTCAAATATCACTATGAAAATGTTGCAGTAATTAAAATATTATGTGGTGATAATAGTGATAGTATTAAAGGTGTTAAACGTCTTGGTGAGGGAACATTGTTAAAGTTGTTTCCAGAGTTAACTGAGAGAAAAGTAGAGTTATATGAGATAATTGAAAAAGCTAAAGAATTACAAAAGGTTAGACTGAGTGATAAAAAGAAACCACTTGCAGTCTTAGATAATATCGTCCTAGGTATAACCGATGGCGTACAAGGAGACCAACTATATAAAATAAATGAAATGTTGGTTGACTTAACCAAGCCTCTTCTAAGTAAGGATGCTGTAGAAGATGTAGATAACCTTATCGAGTCACCATTAAGTGATGATAGAAGTATTAAAAATGTTTATAAAATGCTTAAAGATGATGGTATCGACTTAATATTAGGAGAGGCTAGATATAACGACTATCTTTTACCCTTTAAAAAACTTGTTGAAAGGGAAAAGAAGAATAACGAAGTTTTAAATTAAAAAAAAAATGAAAAATTTTAAAAATAGTAAAAAATTCTGGGAGAATTTCAGATTTGAATTTGTACTTTACATTAATAACGGAAGAAGAAAAGAAGATGGTAATAATATAATCTGCCAAAGACTTTTCGATGTTAAAGGTTTCAATAAAGAATCTTTAGGTTCATATGAGCTTAAAGAATTAATGGATACAATCGCTGGTACATATACCAGTCCTACTTGCGGTATGGGTTTAATACCTAATCACTTTAAAAAATTATCTAAAAAGGTTTGTTGGGATACTTATAATCCGTACAGAATTAAAATGGATGATGAGATTAATGATGTGTTCGAGCATGAAGATGTTTTTACATTCGAAATCAAGGTTGATAAGAGAGTTGTAGCTACTACTCAATTTTCTGGTAATTGGTTCCAAACAGATGTAAGATATGCAGTAAATATTAGGGAAATTATACCAGAAATTATTGAAGAAATTCAAGAATTTTTATCTAGAGATGAGTATACAACAACGTATGGTGGGTATGACTTAAATTTTCAGTTCGCACCTTACCATTTTAAAGTTAATTAATATATTTATAATAAATAAGTTTCAATAATAGATGAGCAAAATAGATAAAAATAATTTAGGTTACTTAGGGTTAGATTTTCAATATAGACTTTTACAACAAATTCTTGTTGATAAACAATTCGGAGAGTCCATTATTGATATACTTAACCCTAATTATTTTGAGGACAGTTTTTTAAGGGTTGTTGCTGGTAAAATTGTTGATAATTATGATGAGTATGAATCAGTACCAGATGTTAATAATCTGGAATCAATACTCATGTCTAATATTGATAATGAAATTGAAAAACAGATGTTATTAGACCAGCTAGGTAAAATTAAAACTTCTGATTTAAATAACGGTTTATGGGTTCAAGATACTTCCATGAAATTCTGTAAACAGCAAGAACTTAAAAAATCAGTAAGAGAAATAACACAAATAATTGAAAAGGGTGACCTAGATGATTATGTTAAGTGTGAAGATATATTAAAAAAAGCCTTAGAAGTTGGTGACACTAAAGATAGTGGGATAGATGTGTTTAATGATTTAGTAAACGTATTATCTGATGACTTTAGAAATCCAATACCAACGGGTATAAATGGACTTGACTCTTATATGGATGGTGGTCTATCTAAAGGGGAGTTAGCTGTTATATTAGCAGCTTTTGGTGTTGGTAAGACAACAATGTTCACTAAGATTGCTAATCACGCTAAGAACGTAGGACAAAACGTTTTACAAATATTTTTTGAGGATAACCCAAAAGTTATTCAAAGAAAGCATTTAACTTGTTGGGCTAATTTAGAACCAGGAGCTGATATAACACTTAATGACTTAGGTGTTAATAAAGATTTTGTATTTAACGTTGCTAATAAAAGAGAAGAACAACCAGGCATTATTAAATTAAAAAAGTTTCCTAGTGATGGAACAACAATACCTCACATTAAACAATATATTAAAAAACAGATTTCACAAGGGTTTAGACCAGATATTGTATTACTTGATTATATTGATTGTGTCGTACCAACTAAAGCGTTTAAAGATGAATATGCTGGAGAAGGTAATGTAATGAGACAATTTGAAACTATGTTATCGGAATTAGATATTGCTGGATGGACAGCTGTGCAAGGTAATAGAAGTGCTATTAATGCAGAAACTGTTGATTCAACTATGATTGGTGGTTCAATTAAAAAGGGTCAAATAGGTCACTTTATTGTGTCGATTGCAAAATCCCTTGAACAGAAAGAAAGTGGTCACGCAAATATGGCTATATTAAAATCTAGATTTGGTCCAGATGGTATAGTATTCGAAGATATTGTTTTTGACAATGGTAGAATTAAGATTGATATGACAGAAGGTGGTGAACAAGGTAAAACTTTCTTACAAACAGAAAATGTTAAAGAAGCAAAAGAAACGGAAAGGGTTACTATGTTAAGAGAAGCAATGCTTAATAGAGATAATCAAAATAGTGTTGAAAATAATTAAATTAAAAATAAAGTATGTATTTAAAAAATTCAGACACGGAAAAAAGGTATTCTATTTTTCCTATTAAAAATCAAGATTTATGGGATGCCTATAAATCAGCAGAGAAACAAACATGGGTAGCTGAAGAAGTTAACTTAGCACAAGATAAATATGATTTATTAAATGATGATGAAAAATTTTATTTAAAAAATATATTAGCATTTTTTACTATTTCTGACGGTTTAGTAATAGATAATCTTTGT